GTGTAACCAAGTGTTTCAGCGACTCTTGTCAGCATCTCACAATTAGAAAGATGCAAAGTGGCCTCAAAAGTTTGTGGGTTAGATACAAATAATTCTGCCCATAGTAGCCCGATCTCGACCCCGCGAGTAAACTCTTTAGAGTCTGTATCAAACTGTAAAACTAGATCGTATCCAGCGTCTTCAGTCATCTAGATCACTAATCCTTTGTTAATTAGGTTTGTTGCAACGGTTGGTATGTTTCAGCGGTCAACGCTTCACCTTGATCGTCGGTGAATGTCCACGCAACCGCGTCATGCGCAGTCGGCATGTCTGGTGGTACACGAAGGAAATAGGTTTTGCTGCTGCCGTCTGGTTCTGGAGTTGAGTTAATCACCTCGACCATACACAAAGGTTCGTCTTCACCTTCTATTTGTGCCCGCCAGAGTTTTCCCCATTCACAGTCATCATCGATAAGCTCAGCGCCAACGCCGGCTAGGTATTTGTCATAGCCGTACTGTTGTCGCATCACACGACGTATCTCAGCGTTACGTTCACCAGTGATTTGTTCAACCGTTAAGGTTTCTGGCTGTATAACTATCTGCTCGGTTACTCTGACACCATTAATTGCCCATATTCCGAACCCGTCAGCGTATTCAACAGCCATACCTTTAGGGTTGTGTAGTCGATGTTCGGGGTCGCGGTGTAAAGCTACTGGTCGATCAGTGAGGACCGCTACATTTTCGTATGCCCACCACCAGCCAGTATTCTGAGCGACTAGATTGAGCCCTTCCAGTTTTTTAGCCGCTGAAATGTCTAATACGTCTGCAAAAAAATTACAGAATCCAAGCCAATTACTGTCGTGCTGCCCTTCTATTGATTTATATATTTGATCCTTGACCTGATCCTTGACCTGATCCCTGACCTGAGCCCAGACCTGATTCCAGACCTGATCCCCGACCTGATCCCTGACCTGATTCCAGACCTGATCCCAGACCTGATCCCCGACCTGATTCCTGACCTGATTCCAGACCTGATCCCCGACCTGATTCCTGACCTGATTCCAGACCTGATCCCCGACCTGATCCCTGACCTGATTCCTGACCTGAGCCCAGACCTGATCCCCGACCTGATCCCCGACCTGAGCCCAGACCTGATCCCCGACCTGATCCCCGACCTGAGCCCAGACCTGATCCCCGACCTGATCCCAGACCTGATCCAACATCACGCCGGCATAACATCCAGCTAACGGGGAGTCAAGCCAAACATAGTATTTTGGTGGGGTTAAATCAGCGGCCTGATAGGCGAGTCTAACGCCACGCTCAGCCTCAGCACGATCACCTTTACCGGCTGCTAAACCAATTTGTAACCATTTATCGCGGTAAACAGGTAGTAACGCGTTCTGTTCTTTTGTAAGCTCAGTGATCATCAGTCTGCCACCATCATGTCGCCTTCAGGCGTATACTCCCGCTGTCTTACGACTTTGTACCAGCCTGGTTCTATGAGGATTGTTGAGTGTTCATCGTGGGTTAGTTCTGATGGTTCGCGTACTTCTAGGATCATCGTTTGTGGCGTGTCGCCGTAGAGTGTTGCGTTGTCTCCTTGTACTTCGTGCAGATGTCCTGTAACTTCGCCTTCTGCGAGGATTTTTCTTTTTTGTATGTCAGGTAGGTTGTTTGGTTTAGAGATTTTAGCTAAGCCAATATCACCTTGTCTGTATTGCAGTTTGTTCTTTTTCATCGTTGTTGTCCTTGTTTGTTTTGTCTTTTTTATTGGCATTCCCATTCTCCTCTTCGCCCGACTGACCACATCCACATCGCTGCTAATGCGTTCCATTTAGCTTTTAAAGCATCTTTATTTCTATATGGAGTAGTTTGCCAAGTTGACGGTAGGAACTGATATAGGCCTAAATGAATGCCCTTAGAGTAAGGGTTAAATGTTGATTCGCATCTTGCAACACGTAAAGCATCTCCGTATGGTTGTTTGAAAATTTTTGCAGCTTGCCAAATACACGCTTTGACTGCCGATAATGGTTGGTTTGCACACTTACTTTTTTCAGCAGAATAGCTGATTGTAGGTGTAGCCGTCAATGCAAGTGTTGCTAGGAAAATAGCAATTACACTAAGTTTGGGTTTGACACTACCTCTATTATTATTTGTCGTCATTGCTTCCACCCTTTCTAATGTTTATTACGAATGCTCAAAGATATTCTTGAACACCCATGATTGGAAGTTTCAATTACTAAAGTACGCACAAAATGTTTTTGAAATACGTACTTATTTACTAGAACTGTTACGGTTTCTAATGCAGTAATCGATATATTTTATCTAAATTACATTATTTTTAATAATCGCTTTATTATAAAGCCAAAATTTATTGACTTTTTTCTCTTAAAGTTTTAACTTTTTTGGTGATATTTCTGTATAGAAAATTAGCTTTGTTAGAATTTTTGTCGTCATTATCTAAAATGTAAGTAGCTATATCTAAAACACTTAAAGAATGATGATCTGAAACACCTTCACTTACTATAATTTGAGAGACTTCATCTATTAATTCAGACCTCATGCGTCTAGATTTTTTAGTTAGTTTGCAACTATCGTCGTATAACTTTTTACTTTGTTCTTTAAGATCTCTAGATCTTTGTTGCAGGCTAGAAATCTCTTTATACATATCTTTATATTTTGTTAAATTATTTACCATCTAAATACCTATATTTTATTTTTTTATTATTTATTTGTGTTATTTTTTTGCTTTTAACTAACCTTCTGCAAGCATTAGTTAGACATTTCCTACTTAATTTACCACATAATAAATTATTTAGTGTGTCTAAACTTACTTCTTGAGGTTTTTTATGCTTAATTATGTTAAATATTAATGAAGAATTGCTGTCGCAATTATATTTTTTATAGATGTATTCACAATATATCTGGTTATATATAGACTTGATGTCTTTTAGCTCGTAAGATCTATCTCTTATTTCAGCACCATACTTTCTCAAATATAACAACAAAGCAGTTTCGTCCATTTTTACTATTTCTTTTGTTGTCATCTTAAAAACTTACTTTCGGTAACACCAGTTTGATTTTGGTAATTGTTACCGTTACTACATGCATACATATTTTTTTCATCTAGTTCTTCTACAGTATGCAGTGACAATTGGCATATTGGTGTGTTTACGTGCAAATATATATCGTTATTACTAACGTTGTATAATTCTAACGTTATATTTCCTTCAAAACCTGTGTCAATATATCCAGCAGTAACATGTATAAACAAACCTATCCTGCCAAAAGATGATTTTCCATCAACCCTCCCTACAAGATTGTTTGGTATTTTTACTGACTCTTTAGTGCTGGCAAGAACAAACTGTTTTGGTTTTATACGAAAAAATGAGTCGTTCGCATATTTCAACTCACATTTAGGTTTTTTATTTTTATATAAAGTTGTTGCATAAACTCTGCCTTTTTTTAAAAATCTTTTCTTATATACTATAAATTCATTAGATAATAAGAGGTCTACTGACGCAGGTTGCAATTGCGAATCATCTATTTTTTGTTTGAAAATATTTGCTTTAACTATCTGATTTCTATTTAGAATCATTTATATTGCCTAACGCTCTGAAATAATTGTCTATGTTTGTTTTTTCGTGGTAATAAACATCGTCTGCTATTCTCCACAATTGTTTTTTAAAATAATTGTTGTTAGACCAAGAATTGATAGATTGCAGTGAAGAGTCGTCAAATTTATTAATCTTTGAACGATATATCTCTATCTGTTCTTTTTTAATTCTTTCAAATATTTCTTTGAACAACTTAGGGTTTAATTTATACATAGACATCCAATTAGCATCTTCATTAAAATGGCTAGCTCTAAGCATCTTTGAGGCTTTTTTAGCGTAAAATCTTAACTCTTTTTCATACTCGTTCATAACGTTTTTTGTCTGAACTTAGCCTCAAGTATTTGTGCGTTTTTCATTATTTGAGCTTGAGTGATGTCGCAAAGAATTTCTGTTAATGACAGTTGGTTCTCTAACATGTCTTTAATCATAAATTTTATCTTCTTATCGATTTCAGCATATTCAACCATAAGAAGTTCGTTCTCTACAAATGTCTTGTAATCAAAGACAGACAACTCGCAACAATCAATTTCATGTTGCCTTTGATTGAAAAAAACTACAACACAATCTTTGTAGTAAGGCACAAAAACAGCAAATCTTTCGTTATCGTAACCATGCACTATATACATACAGCCATCAGTGTATGCGTCTTTACAATAAATTAGTTCGTGATCTCGAGGTATAGTGCATTTCATTCCGTGCTTTTGTAAAAAATCATATCGCATGAAACAATAATGTTATAGCAATGCCAAGCGGAAAAGATAATGTAAAACATTTTGGTGAGAAAAAAAATGTTTGCCTACGCTGTAATGCAGTCTCCTTATCTATATATAAAAAGAAAATAGACGGTGTAAAACAAACAGTGATGTCTTGCTCAAAATGTAAGCTCTACAGAGTTGTATAGTAATAGCGAGGTATAATGAAAATAGCACAATTTCTTCAAAACAGTCCGTGGTGTGATGTCACTTCAGAAATGTTGTCTAAAAATGCTATGGGTGGCAGAGAGACAGCCGTAATTAGATTGGCAGAACAGTGGGCTAAAAAAGGACATGAAGTTGTGATGTTTGTACCTTGTTCAGAGACCTACACAGACCAATACGAATCAGGTGGTTACATAAAATATATTGCACCTGAAAATGTTGTTGGCGGAACAATAACTTTTGCACCAGATATTTTTGTGACGTGGGAAGAGCCTAGGGTAGCTGCTATCAAAGAGATTAGAGCAAGTTCAAAGCTATGCTTTATGGGTATGCAAGTAGCGCACATAGGTAGTGACAAAGAATCTAACGTATCTTTATTTTCATTAGACAAAACTATTTGTCTGTCAGAGTATGCCAAAAACGTACTTTACAACGACCATAAAGATTTTATCGATTTAGAAGATATTGTAGTAATACCTAACTGTGTAGATATTGAAAAGTTTCCTAAAAAAATGCCGGAAAAGTCATCAGTCCCTACGGCAATATATTCTTCTTCTCCAGATAGAGGGTTGCAAAACCTAGTGTATGCTTGGCCTTTAGTATTAAAGAAAATACCTAATGCAGTTTTGCATGTTTGTTATGGTGTAGAAAATTGGTTTAAACATAGCCTTTATTCAAACAATAGAGATGGCGAACACGCACTAGAGATTAAGAATTTTCTAGGCATTGACGGCAACATGATAAGGCGCAATGAAAACGTCATATATCATGGTAAGTTACCACAACATCAGCTACATAAAATTATGGCTGAAGCGCATGTTCTTGCATATCCTTGTGAAACACAATCTCCTACTGAAACAGGTTGTATAACTGTTGTAGAAGCGTTAGCTTCGTATACTCATCCTATTCTTGGTGCTGCTGATTGTTTGCCCGAAGATTATGGTTCAGTATCTACTATGTTAGATTTGCCAATAGACCATGTTGATTATGCTGAAGCTTTAATAAGCGGGTTAAGAGGTGAACTTCCAGATCAAGAAAGAAAACTACAGTACGGTAGAGATTTATCTGAGACAAGAGATTGGTCTATTGCGGCAAAAATGTATATAGATTTAGCAGAAGAACTGTTACAGAAAAAATAATATTAAATGTGATGCGTTACAACGTTGACGATGAAAAACTTACTGTAATTCAAAAAAAGATACTTGCAATGTTGGCTTCTGGTATGACATACATTGAGATATCTAGAAAAATAAAATGGTCTGTTGGATCTATATATAGTTACGTATCGCAAAGCAAAGATCGTGTAGATGCAAAAAACCTACACAATCTGATAGCTTTAAGTGTTCAGCGTGAAGAGATAGTTTATAACGAATCTAATAACGAATTCGTACCGTCAGATTAAATTGTCTTTTTAAGACCTTCAATTAGAGAAGTCTTAGGTTTGTAACCTAAAAACTTCCTTGCCTTAGTGAGATCTGGTTTTCTCAGTTTTGGGTCATCTTGAGGTAGGTCTTTGTATACTATTTCGTTTTTAGACCCTATTATCTTCTTTATAGATAAAGCTAATTCACTAATTGTATATTCAGTGTCGTTGCCTATATTGAAAGGTTCGTGTTTGTTTTCAGAACCTTGGTAATTTATGAGTTTGAAAATTCCATCTACTAAATCATCAATATAGCAAAACGATCTTGTTTGACTACCGTCTCCATAAATTTCTATATCTTTATTATTTTCGCATTGATAAATAAAATTAGGTATAGCTCTACCATCATTTTCTCTCATTTTTTTGCCATAAGTGTTAAAAATTCTTACTATTCTTGTATCTACATTGTGATACTTACTGTATGCAGTAGTAATTGATTCTGAGTATCTTTTTGCTTCATCGTAAACTGAACGTTCTCCAATTGTGTTTACATTGCCCCAGTAAGATTCTTTTTGAGGATGTTGTTCTGGATCTCCGTAAATTTCGCTTGTAGAAGCCATCAAAAATGTAGAGTTAAATTCTTTTGCTATTTCTAGAAGATTTTGCGTACCTAAAGAACCAGTCTCTAGTGTATGAATGGCTAGTGATTTTTTAACATAATCTTTAGGAGATGCTGGAGAAGCAAAGTTAAGCACAAATTTTATGCCTTTATTTTCTACATTAAAGTTTTCTCTTCTTTCATTATGCAGGAGTTTGGTTTTTTCTAGCAAAATATCGCTATTTATAGAACATATATTAGAATTTATAAAAATAATTTTTGATATACCAAAATCATACATTAATTCTGTGACATTTTTACCGTCACCTGTAGACAAATCGTCTATTATGATTACATTAGATCCTTCACTCAATATTCTTTTACATATTGAATATCCAATAAATCCAGCACCACCTGCAACAACATAGATATCGTCATTTTTTTTATTATTCATCTTAACTTTCTTTAAAAACACTAGCTACTAATCTTACGTCTGTTAAGAGTAGCGATAATAAATGACGTGTTTTGTCGCTAACTGCTATGTCGTATATGTCTGACATTACTTTTAATGCAGAAAAATGTAGATGTTCTGTTAAAATTTCGGCTAAATTTTTATTAGCACTAATAACTCCAGGAGAGTTTAATACGCTTAGCCTTACTAGTGTGTGTTGATAGTCCGCAACACTATCAAGATAATGTACTGCTATAGGAAAATCGATAAGACTTATCATTTTCTCTATTTTTGTTTCATTCATAAGTAAAAGATTGTAGCAGTACCTAGCGTTAGGTACTGCTACACCACCACATACTGCCTGAACAAAAAAACGTAAGTATTTTAAAAGTATTTGGGGTTTTGAACAAACTTACTAGTATTAGAATAGCACATTCGTATAATCGTTCAAGACTAATGAATAGTACCGAAAAAATTTGGCAAACAGATGCTAATAATCGCGTAACTATGATTTGTCCAAGATGCAGCAAGCGTCAAGACATACTGAGCTTTGTACCTATGGAGCAATCAGAAAATTTTGTTTCTGAGACAGTTCCTATTTACAAATGCTCTTGTTGTTCATGGTTGTTCGCGTTGCGTGACATAAAATAGAAGGTTTTTGTGCAAGAAGAAAAATTTAACGAAACATTAGATATGTACTTATCTGCTAAAAATGTTGGCCCAGAAGCTAGGAACAAGCTTAAAGGTTTGTTGAAATACTATGCGAAGAAACCGCACCCTTTTAGAGCTTGCGTCACTCCTGACACACCAGTTGACATGCCGCGAGACATGGAAATTCATCCAGATGGCGTACCTATAAGTCAATTACGCACCGGAGATCTTGTATGGAGTTTTAATAAAAATGAAAGAGTTTTTGAGTTAAAACCAGTACTATGGGCTGAAGTTACACGAAAAAACTCAATCCTTATAGAAGTAGCGTTAGATAACGACAAGAAAATAAGGTGCACTCCTGATCATCGCTTTATGCTAAGAAACGGTGAGTGGGTTGAAGCTAAAAATTTACGCTCAGGCGATTCACTTATGCCTCTTTATCGTGACTTTACTCCAAGAGTTAGGTTGCGTCCTGATAAGTTAGGATACGAAGATGAGCACAAAGCTATAGGTCGATCTTTAGGTCATGTTAAAGGCAAACATGTCCATCACATCGATGAACGTAGAGCCAATACAAGCACAGATAACATAGCTATTGTTACTGGAAGCGAGCATATATCTTCTCATCACGCTCAGTTTAGTGATGTCGTTTCATCTAAAAATGAGCAATGGTGTTGTTTAGATTGCAACGGCTTATACGTACCTAATCGTAGAAACCAAAAAAGATGTAATGATTGCCAACTAGCAAAAGAAACTTACGTCAAGACAACTGTTGGTACAGAAAAACAATGCAACTTATGTGAGTCAAGTTTTATTGTTGTACAGCCAAATCAAAAATTTTGCTCTAGTTCATGTAGAAAATCATTTCACGATCAAAAATCAAAAGATAGTCGTCGTAAAAGATCTCAACACAGAATGTTATTAGGACTCCCTGCTCGTAAAGTAATTGGAGAAAGAATTTGTGTCGGTTGTGGCGTAGAGTTTTCGATGCGTGCTAACAACCAGAAGTATTGTGATGTTGAATGTAGAGAACTTGCTACAAAGAATCCTCTCACTCCAGATTGTTCGATTTGGAATCATAAAGTTATTTCTGTAAAAAATATTTCAGAAACATCAGATGTTTGGGATATAGAGGTTCAGGACAACCATAATTTTGTTGTTAATGGTGTAGTTTTGCACAATTGCGTTAAGGATAACAGAAAAAGATTTGGCCCGCGTACTGAAGCAGTATGCGCTACGTTAAAAGACATTATCCGCGGCGGAACAGATTGGCGAGGCAATAAGAGTAAAGATAAAGGTTCTGAAGGTATCGCAAACCTTTCTTACCCTGACACGGTGTCAGCAGACTACAGCAATATGCCTGTAAATACTGATCCTAATAACGGTGATGAACAAAAACTTTTAACAGAAATTGTCAGCAACATCGCTGAAGGCATTAAGTACTTTAAAGAAAATACTGAGAAAAACAGCGATATACCGTTACACGACTATTTGTTAGCTAACGACGTAAGAATAATGCAAAGCATTGAAAGTCTTAAGGCGTTCGCAGTGTCTATGGCTAAATACCATCAAGAGAACGATCTTAATGAAGAATGGGACAATCAAGATCCAAACGGCGTTGATTACTACGAGTTTCTCTTGTACGGCGGCTATGAAGGTAAAGAGTATGTTGATAAATACTTAGAGCAAGACCAGCAAGCGATTGTCGATATGGGTTTGAGTGAGCTGCTTGACAACCTGACAGAAGATCAATTAGAGAATCTTATGTTGCTTGCACAAGAAGAAATTTATGAAGAAGAAAAAGCAGAACTTGAAGGCTCTGTACAACTATCTGAGTTATATTTACCTTCTTCTGATTCTACTACTGAAATAGAATCAGACAAAAAAGATAGCAAGGTTTGGAAGACAGTACTTAAAACAGGTACTTGGTCTCTTTCCCCTGGTGCTAGCGGTGTTAGCAATCAAGCAATGATTGTCACACGCGGTAAGGGTTTAACAGACGGCAATAAAAAAGTTATTAGCTTAGATGATGTCGTTGATTCTTTTACCGATAAAGCTGTTCAGTATGTAACAGTCCCTCTTGAACATACTTCTTCTCCAGACAAAAACACTGGATATATTAAAGATTTAAAAATAGTTGAATGTGATGGAGAATCACACCTTAAAGCTCTTATCGATTTTACTGAGCAAGATATAAAACAAAAAGTCGTTAATGGCTCTATTGCCGACACATCTGTCGGTTTGAAATTTGGTTATCGAAGAAAACGTGACGGTGCTACTTACAAAGTTGCTCTTGACCATGTTGCCTTGACCAATAAACCGTGGATTGACGGATTACCTAGCTTTGGTTTGTCTGAAGAAGGTGTTTCGGAATTTCCACTATTTGTTTATAAAGAAAACGAAAGCGAGAAGTCTGACATGGATAATGTTGAAGACGTAAAGCTTTCTGACAATAGTGCTGAGCGAGAAGCTGTTGCACGCGCTGAATCTGTTGAGAAAATCAATGCAGAATTGGCATCTAAAGTCAGAGAGTACGAAGTTAAAGAAAAAATCGCTGAACTTTCCGAAAGTGGTCTAAGTGAATATCCTGCTTTTCTTACAAAAGTTAAGGAAATTATGCTTGCAGATACTGGTCACACAATTTTGGAACTGTCAGACGACGGTAAAAGTACAGCACTAACAGCTACTGGTGTCATTGAGCAACTAATAGATGTCTTGCCTAAAGAAAGCAAGTTAGATCTTAGTTCTCAAGGCTTAGATACTGGTTCTAAGAAACCAGAAGAAGACACTTCAAAAGAAATCACACAGGAACAAAAAACAGCTGCTGTAGCAGAATTTTTGTATCCAGGGAAAGCGTAAAGAGGTAAAAGATGGCTTTTAACAGCACACGCAGTGGTTCATTTAATAACAAAGAAGTTTTAAAATATACATCTGGTCAAGAGATATTATCTTCATATGTTTTAGATGCTATCACAGCTTCAACAATTACAGCTGATAGTCTAGGACGCTACATTGTTCCTGCGGGAACTCCTATGGCTCTTACAAGCAGCTCTAAGGTATACCCATACCCAGGGCCGTCAGTATCAAGTCCAATCGTTGGTATTTTGAGCCGACCTACAGAACTAGTTTCTTTAGGCGCGACTAGCTCAAACACTCCAGTAGCACTATTCAGCGACTATTCGGTATTTGCAACAACTCAAATTGTTGGATTTACGACATATGCGTCAGCATTAATTTCACAGCTAAAAAGCTGTAGTTGGAAGTAGGTAAAACATGGCAACTTTTGATATTTGGGATCAAGCTACTTTAACAGATCTAATTTCAAAACCACTTCAGAGTCAATTTGAAGATGGCCCGAAACTAGGTAGCGTAATAGCCCCACTACAAAGTGTAGACGGAACGTCAGCAAAACTAAGGACTTTTCAGACTTTAGCTTTTGGTAAAGGTCAGTTTAAGGCTCCTGATGGAAACCCTGGTCTATACACTCCTTCTCAGACATTCAGTGAATCAATCATTGAACTTCTAGAGCTAGAGGAAATGCACAAAATACCTGGATCTGAGTTCTTGAAACTACAGTCTAAGGACGAAAGTGTAGCTCGTTCTGCTGGAACATCATTGATTGACCGTGGTAAGGCACTACAGTTACGTAATGATCGTCTAACTGAATGGATGCGTTGGCAAGCGTTTTCTGGTTCACTTACAGTTGATTACCCTACTGGTTCATCTCTATACATCGATTATGGCTTCCAGTCATCTCAAAAACCTGTTGTTACTACTTTGTGGTCAAACACCGGTTCTTCAGATCCTATTAGCGATATGCGTAGTTTCAGCGATACAATCGGTAGTCTTAGTGGTTTCCGTGGTCTACGTTACCACATGAACTCTAAAACGTTTGGTTACCTAACTCGTAACTCTAACGTCAAAGCACTACTTACAAACACTAACCGCCGTTTGTACGTACCTCAGAAAGAAGACATTGTTAGCCTTCTACCTGATGGCAGTGACATTGTTATTTACGACAATGGTTATCGTGCTGAGTCTGTAGGTAGCTCTCGTGGTGTTCCTGACTCACTAACACAGTTCCTACCTGATGGTAAAGTACTTGTCACTACAGAGTATGTAGTTGATGGTGTTAATATTGCTCAGACATTAGATGGCCAGGTTATTACATCTGGCGGCCAATCTAATGAAGCTGTTATTAAGAGTGGCCCTCAGTCTGAGGTATGGTTCGATCAGATGAGCAAGAATCACTTCTTACGTGTAGCTGCTCGTCGTGTACCGCGACTAAACTATCCAGAGTGCTTTGTTTACGCTACCGTAGCATAAACTAAGTAAATAGGTAATGTTAAATGGCTTGGTGCTTTAAAGCACCAAGCCATTTACAAACAATAGAAGGAAAAGAATGTCTGAAAATTTATATGAAGTTATATCTGACGGGGCTATGATATTAAAGCGTGTCGGTACAATAAATAATCCTGAAACAGGAGAAGTTTGCTATGAAAACGAGTCTATATTCTACCCAAAAGGCACTATTATCAACGAGAGCGATATCTCTCCTACTGTAATAGAAGATTACAATAATGGAGACGAGCATGTTTCTTCAATCATAACGTGCATTGAATCTGTAAAAAAAGTTGAAACTGAAGAAGAAAACGCTGATGATGCTAAAGATGTAGTAGTAAAGCTTGAGCAACCTGTAGATGGTTATGACAGCATGAACGCGCCTACAATTATTAAGCTAATTAGTGAATCTGATGCCGAACTAGTTTCTGCTATAGAGGCTTACGAGAAACAAAATAAAAATCGTTCGCAAATATTGAAGGCTATAATTTAACGTGGCTTTAGGTGCTCTTGCCGATAGAGTTAGGGGTTATATACCAGAGACTTATTATGCTCTGTCTACTGCCTCTACCTACGGCGAGAGTACTATTCAAGAGAAAATTGATGATGTAAAATTTTCTCTTTTTGCAACAACTGTTGCTTATGCTTTAGAAGCAACAACATACGATAGGTATGTTTTGTCATATGTAAGTAAAGTTTGCACGATTGAACTAATACCGTCTGCTTACGACTACTGGATGAATCAACTATCTAGTGAATCTACTACTGGTACAGATGAGCAAATATCTTTTCCAGATAGAATTAGCGCACTAGAAAAAACTTACGCTAGGCTATCATTAGAAGTCAACAAAAAGAAAGCTGAATTTGAAAGCTACATAGGCACTACTACTAGGCTAAAATCATACCCTAGAGTTTCGACTGCCGCCGCCGACATGGTTACTTCTAATCCAAAAGATGTTGGCGTAGAGTTTACTAATACTAGATTTGCTGGTTTGTAATGTATAGCGGTGCTGGATTAGGACTTACAGAATTATCTGAAGCTGCTTTCTCTACACTACTCACTAACTTGAACAGTGAGATAACGAGTGTTGGAAATAGATATTTAACTTCAGATCAAGCTCTTGCTACAGCTAGAGGTATTGCTTACGCTACTGTAAATCTAGAACCTATACAAACACACAATTTTTATTTAGGGCACAGACCTTCTTTAATAGAAGCACCAATAGCTAACTACCCAAATATATCAGTAATGGCTTATAAGTCTTCTGCTGAGCCAAATAGTGTAGACCAAATAGACCAAACTATCGCAAATTTATACATAGAGATAATGGTCAAAGGAACTGAGTTAGAGGGCGAAGAGCTTGTTAATAAGAGAATTTTGCGTACAACAGATGCTGTCGTAAATGTATTGAATAAAAATAGCACATTATCTGGAACTTTTTTGCCTGTTGAAAGGCCTCCTACTGTAAATATAGAAAATCTTTTTGTTAGGCGCAAAGAGAAAGGTAAGTCTGAGGTTTTTTTCTGGCAAGGAAGCAGAATTGATTATTTCTATTCTGTTAGTTCGGACAACTTCCCTTAAAAGGAGAAATGTTAAATATGGCTTTATACAAGTTCGTAAGAAACAGAGACATTTATAGTGGGTCTCAAACAGTCATTCTAGAAAAAGATGAAGATGGTAACAACATTAAATCTATTTCTATTGGTGAAGTTTGCGATTTGTCTCAAAGAGAATTCGACATATTGGATTCTTTAGCTATTTTAGAGAAAATTGGTGTTGATGCTATGTCTACAAAAGGCAAGGCTGAAAGCATAAATAATACAAACAAAAATACTTTGTCTGAAAAACCTTCAGATGGAGAGAAAAAGGAGTAGTTAGGTTATGGCTTTAGATTTTTTTAGAACTAACGCAACTGCTGATGACTCGTTCATTCGTGGAGCAGGCCGTCTATTGTGGGCTGGTATAACAGTAAGTTTCCCTACAAAGTTGGAAACTGTCATCAATATGTCTACATATGATGCTCAGTCTAACTGGTATGATCTTGGTGCTACTAAAGGTGGAATTCAAATTTCACACAACAACACTGAAGAATCTTACGATGTTGACCAGATACAGGGCGATATTTATTCAGCTCCTACCGGTTACGAAGTATCTGTAGGAACGACCTTAGCAGAGATGACGCTAGAGCGTTATCAGATTGCTTTCCAAGGTTCTAGTGTAACTACAGATTCAACCCCTGGTTCTGGATCTGAAAAACAATTAGGAGTAGGCAACCCTTCTACTTACATTCAGCGTCGTCTAGCTGTATTGCAGCAACGTGCTAGTGGCAAGATTCGTGGGTACTTCTTCCGTATTGCACAGAAAATGCCACAGGAAGCAACACTACAGTTCAACAAAACTGGTGAACAACAGACTGTACCAGTACGGTTTAAGTGCTTACCAGATGCTTCTATAGCAGATGTTGAAAGTCGTTTCTTCATCATTAGAGATCAAGTTTAATAGCGAGGTAACAAAATGGGAACTTCTAACAAAAATTTTGGTGGCGGAGATATTATTAACTCTACGCCAATTTATCAAGAAAGCGTTAGTAACTCTCCAGCTCCAAAAAACTTTGGTGGTGGTAGAACTATCCAGTATGTAGGTGGCGACAATAACCCTCCTATGAAAGATGAAGTCACTATTCCAAAAAGTTATAAAACTGATGATGGTTTTATGACAGCTTATCTTCAGAAGATAACTAGAGGTCAGTAACTATCTAAAAGAGAGGGTGTTTTATACACCCTCTCTTTTGCTATTAATTATGGGAAATTTCTTATTTACAGTAGAAAAAGATAACACTAAAACTGTTATAGGCAATGTTAATACTGAGAAATCTGCCAAAAATATAATATCTGACACTATAAGGTTTATAGAAACTAAAGCAAAATTAAACGCTCCACAAAGAATTGGCAATCTGTTTAGATCTATCTCTAAAGAAGGCCCTATAAAAGTTTCTAATTCAGAATATTTAGGAATAGTATCCACTGGACTTTCTGCTCCTTACGCAAAATTTGTTGAATACGGAACAGGAATTTACGGTAACAGAAAAGCACCTATATTCTCTAAAACTGGCAACTACATGAAGTGGCAAGAAAACAGTAAAATTGTATTTGTTAAGTCTACTGAAGGTCAAAAACCACAGTTATACATGACTAGAGCTGTGGATGAAGCCGTTAGTTATTACTTACCTAAAAGACTAGCTCAAGAAGCTAAAAACATAATAAAGGAGTAGCAAAATGGCTGAAGTCAACGACGCAGCAACAATTGCAAAAGACCAACTATCTGAAGTTGTCAATAAGTTAGAGCCTCAAGAGGCTGTCAACGTTGTACTAATTGATGAAGATGGTATTGAATACACATATACACAGAAAAAACTAACATTTATTAACAAGTTGGTATTTTTCTCTATTTTGGGCAATGCAATAGATAAAGCTACTTCTGAAAATAATGGTATGTCTATTCAGACTATCACCCAAGGTAGTGAAGGCTTGTTGTCATTGATAACTAAAGTTTTACGCTACATACCTTCTTTAATTGAAGATATATTTTGTCTTTCACTTTCTGTCACTCCTGAAGAAAAACCTTTTGTTGTCTCTCTTCTCAAAACCATTAATGATGAAGAAGGGACTAAAATGCTTAGTGTTTTCATAGATCAGAATGCAGAGGATATTAAAGATTTTTTTACAAAACGCCTTCAGCCAATAGTGAGGCAACTAGGGACGACATTTGGGAGTCTGAAGGAAACAGTAGAAGCGGGCGACAAGGCATCATCGAAGCCATCGAGGCCTACACGTCGTGCCACTCAGAAAAAGTAGAAGACATCCTTAATTGGCCGTCTGGTAGATTTGAAATGTTTTATGAAGCGTTTATGAAAAGAAAGATCACTGACGATCTTGGCTTGCGTAAATTAGCTTTAATAACAGCCATACATTCAAATACCAATTACGATCAAAAAGAAGCAAATAAACAAGAGATTCTAGAAAGCATAGAGTCTCGTTTTGACGATGCAATTGCAAGTCTATATATGACTGAGCAAGATCAAAAAATTATAGACGATGAATTAAATAATAATGAATTTTTGAAAGCTGGTAGAAGAGGGTTCGATAAATACGAACTTCTCAGTCAGAGCAAGAGTTAATTCGTTATGAACGAAGAAACAATTAGAATACTGATCGCTGCTAGAGATGCGGCTTCAGCAACATTTGACAAAGTAAGAAAAGCTACAGATGAACTATCACATTCATTTAGAGACGCAGAAAAAGATAGCGATAAGGTTGATAGGTCGTTTAAGAAAGTAAGCGGCAGTAGTTCTAATGTTTCTAAAAATCTAGAAAAAACTAACAAAGTTGGACAGAATTCTTCTCAGATAATGAAGAAACTGTCTGATGTTTCTGAGGTTCTAGCGTCAAAGCTTGAAAAAGTAGATCAGCGTGTAAGTTTCTTAAGAGATGAATTTAGCGGCTTAAACAATGGCCTAGATATTTTAAGTGGTGGTTTCAAAGCAGTCACGAAAGAGTCTGATGACTTACGTAAAAGCTTCCAGCGAACATCCAACGGTAATAATGAATTATATAATACTTTTGGAGATTTATCAGATTCTATAGGTGATGTACATGAAGGCTTTAAAGATGTCCGAGGAGAGTCTGAAAAGTTTAATAGTACTGTAAGAAACACTTCTTCATCTGCTGGAGATTTAAGAAATCATCTTTCTTCTCTAGTTCCAGATGTAGCTATGTTTGGTGCTGGAATGGGAAGTTCTTCTATAATTTTAGAGGATTTTCATAAAAAATCTGACAATGTGTCAAAAAACAATTCAATATCTAATTTCTTTGGTAAGGCTCTTAATAAAGTAGGTGCTTTTAAAGATAAGTTAGATACAGCATCGAACGCTGTAGGCAGATTTAAAGATGATTTAAAATCTTCATTTAAAGGCGAAGAAGCTTCGAGGTTCTCGCAGTCTACTCAGAACGCATTGATATCACTTGGCAATGCATTTGAAAAAATGTCAGGACAGTTGGCGATTGCTAAAGAGGGAATCAAACAATTTGGTTTAGCTGGAGCGACACTTTCGTTGCTTGGCCCTCTAATGTCTGTAATTGTTGGACTAAGTGCTCAACTTTTAGCATTAGCTAACTCTGCTGCAATAGCAGGATCTGCACTGGTTGCTGGCTTGTCTGCTGCTGCTGCACAACTAGTTCCTGCTATTGGACTTTTAGCGTTAGGATTTAAAAGCTTAACTAATGTTATGAAGGCTGTTGGCGTAGCTAACAAGCAAGCTGCTAAATCATCTGTCGATGTAGCAGATGCTAATAAAAAAGAAACAGATTCAGCTTGGCAACTTCATTTGGCTCAAGAAAGAGTCGCTGAGGCTCAAAAAAACCTTACAAACGAACGTAAAAAAGCACGTCGTGAGTTAGAAGATATGGTACTTGCTCAGAAGAGAGCAGATTTGTCGCTTTCTTCATCGAACTTATCTTTAGAAGATAAGAAGAGAGAGTTAGCATCAGCTAAAGCAACTGGCAATTTAACAGATATAACTGAAGCTAGGATAAATAGTAAGTCTGGTTCTTTAGATCTTACGCAGGCACGTAGAAACGTTAGTAGAGGGTCTGCTGACTTAAACAAAGCATTAGACGCTGGTGTGAGTGGTTCAGACAGAGTTATTTCAGCTCAAAAAGAATTAGAGCACGCACTACATGCACTTGCAGAGGCTCAGAAAGCCGCTACAGACGGAGCTGGTGCTCACAGTAAGGGTTTAGATCAACTAGCTGTAGCTATGGCTTCTCTGAGTCCGGCAGAGAAAAAGCTTTACACACAAATTATGTCTTTACAAGCAACTGTAAAGAAAACTATGGGTGGTGTAAGGGCAAACATTGTTGAAGGATTTGTTGTTATTGCTAAAGATGCTCAAAAAGCATTAGGCAATATACAAATACAACAGAGCTTGAACAAACTTTCTTTAGCTTTGAAAAAATCACTTGTTGATTTATCTAAAGTCTTTCAAGGCAAAGAAGGGCAAAAGATATTTGTTGGCCTTACAGAAGCAGCATCTAAAACAGTACCAGTAATAGCAAGAGCGTTAGGCAAACTAGGTCTAGCTTTTGGTAGGTTGGCTTTAGCTGGTAGACCTTTCGTAACATGGATGGTTGGAGCTTTCGATAAATTTGCTGGAAAAGTAGAAAAAGGCTCTACAAATACTAAAAAATTAACTAAGTTTTTTGAAGAAGGTAAGAAGCAACTATCAGCATGGGTTAATTTACTTGGATCTATCGGTAACTTATTTTTAGCAATAGGTTCTAGCGGTGGTGCTGCTACAGGCCTTGAAACTATTAAAAGCATGACAAAATCTTTGAACGGATTTGCTGATCGTATACGTCATGCTAAAAAAGAGACTGGTAGTTTTTGGGATAACGTACAAAAGGCTACATCAGCTACAGCAGATATTTTTAAGTCTTTCGGAAAATTATTCTTAGATGTTTTTTCTGGCGGTGGAGCTAAATCCTTACAAAACTTTGCAGCTTTATTGTCAGAAGTTCTTGTTCCTGCATTATCAACAATGTTTAAAGCTGCATCTGCACTTACATCTATATTGATAAAATTGTTCCAAGTACCTGGAGTTAAAGAGTTTGCTAAATTAGCTTTGAGTATTGCTGGAATAGCATTAGTGTTTAAGCGTTTTGCTGGAATAATTTTATTTCTTAAAGGCATATTTATGCCTTTAATAACGGCTGTATCTTGGTTGGTGAGAGTATTCAATCCTGTAGGGCTTGCTATTACAGCGTTAATTGCAGTTATTATCTTACTTGAGAAGAGATTTCATTTTATACACCCTCTAATTGAGGACATCAAAAAAGTATTTATTTCACTAGGTAAGCTTTTTGTAGATAAAGTAATACCTGCTTTTGCTAAATTAGGTAAATTTGTAGTAAACATAGCGAAAATGATAATAACTTCGTATGTTGCACTTGGAAAGATGCTATTCAAAATACTCAGTTTTGTAGCGTCAGTACTTATAGATGTTTTAGTTGCAGCGTTTAAAGTAGTAGCTAAGGTAGCAGTAACGGTTTATAAGGCTGTTGCGTTAGCTTTTAACAGCATATGGAAAGTTGTCAAAAAAGTCATATCAACAGTAGCTGACTTCCTTATTGACGGCCCTCTAGGTGACGCTATTAGATTTATCAT